ATGGCGATGAACATCTACGCGGAACTCAAACGACTCGGAACGCTTACCACGCCGCAGCTCCGCGCCAGGTACGCGGAGGTCTTCGGCGAGGCCACGCGCTGCAACAACCGCCCGTACCTGATCAAGCGGATCTGCTGGCGGTTGCAGGCCGACGCGGAGGGCGACCTCTCCGAGCGCGCCCGCCAGCGGGCGCTCGCGCTGGCCGACGATGCCGACCTTCGGCTCCAAGCCCCGGCCGGAGCGGGGCCTGTCGCGATCGCCCCGGTGAGCCACGCCACGCCGCCGATCGTGTCGATCCGCATGCCCCGCAAGAGCATCGAGCCCATGCCCGGTACGACGCTGTGGCGTGAGTACAAGGGCCGCATGATCGCCGTGATCGTCCTGCCCCGCGGGTTCGAGTACGAGGGCAAGGTCTACCGGTCGCTCTCGGCGGTCGCCAACGCGATTACCGGCACGCACTGGAACGGCATGAAGTTCTTTGCCGAGTCGCTGGGCACGGCCGTTGGCGGGACCCGCCACGCGGAGGTGGCCCAGGCATGAGTACGTTCTCGATGTCATCCCGCAGGTACACGAGCGGCGAGCAGCCGCGCAAGAACCCGCTTATTCGCTGCGCCATCTACACCCGCAAAAGCAGCGAAGAGGGCTTGGAACAGGAGTTCAACTCGCTCGACGCCCAGCGCGAGAGCGGCGAGGCGTACATCGCAAGCCAGAAGGCCGAGGGCTGGGTCTGCCTGCCCGACAAGTACGACGACGGCGGATACACGGGCGGCAACATGGAACGCCCCGCCGTGCAGCGCCTGATGGCCGACATCGACGCGGGCAAGGTGGACTGCGTCGTGGTCTACAAGGTGGACCGCCTCAGCCGATCGCTGATGGACTTCGCGCGCATGATGGAGGTCTTCGACCGCAAGAAGATCTCGTTCGTCTCGGTCACGCAGCAGTTCAACACCACGCAGTCGATGGGGCGGCTGACGCTGAACATCCTGCTCTCGTTCGCGCAGTTCGAGCGGGAGATCATCTCCGAGCGCACCCGCGACAAGATCGCGGCTACCCGCAAGAAGGGCAAGTGGTTCGGCGGCAAGCCCATCCTGGGCTACGACCTGGTGGCCGGCAAGCTCGTGGTCAACCGCGACGAGGCGTTCCGCGTGCGCGAGATCTTCGCGATCTACGTCGACACCCGCTCGGTGCGCCAGACCACGCTGGAGGCGGTGCGGCGGGGATGGATCACCAAGGGCTGGACGCAGAAGGACGGCAAGTGCGTCGGCGGGCTCCCGCTCACCAACCCCTACGTTCACCGCATCCTCACCAGCGTGTCGTACCTGGGCAAGGTGCAGCATCACGACCAAATCTACGACGGCGAGCAGGAGTCCATCATCGATCCGGCGCTGTGGAAGCGGGCGGCCGCGATCCTGGAGGCCAACGGCCGCGACAAGGGCAGCGATGTCCGCAACGTTCACAGCGGCCTGCTCAAGGGGCTTGTTCGCTGCTGCAACTGCGACAAGCCGATGGCGCACACGTTCACGACCAAGTCGGGCAAGCGGACCTACCGCTACTACGTCTGCCACGTCGCCCAGAGCAGCGGCTACCACGCGTGCCCGTCCAAATCTGTGCCGGCGGAACAGATCGAGTCCTTCGTGGTCGACCGTCTCCAGGCGCTCGGCCGCGACCGCGAACTGGTGAGCATGATCCTGGATCGTGCCCGGGCCGAGTCCCGCGAGGTCATGGCGCAGCTCAAGGACCGCAAGACGACGCTGGAGCGCGAACTGCGGTGGTTGGCCAGCGACGAGCGTCGCGCGGGTGCCGCGAGCGACGCCGACCGCCTCGCGGCCCTAGCCGAGCGCCAGCGCCAGATCGCCGAGCAGGTCCGCGACCTCGAGGGCGAGATCGAGGAGGCGGCCCGCGATGAACTCCGCCGCGACGAGGTCGACGCCGCCTTCGCCGAGTTCCGGCCGCTGTGGGACCAGCTCAACACGCGCGAGCGGACCGACCTTCTCCGATCTGTCATCAAGAGCGTCGAGTTCGACGGCAAGGCCGGCGAGGTCACGCTGGTCTTCCACCCCGAGATGTCCCGCCTCGCCGAGGAGAACGCGCCATGAGCCATGCCGACCGCGCCACGTACAAGGTTCAGTTCGACAACGGCCGCACCGGCAATCGGCAGGCGCGCGTCGGGGCCGCACCGGCGTTGCCGCCGCCCGGGCCGGCGCGCGTCCCCCGCGTCGCCAGGCTGATGGCGCTGGCGATTCGGTTCGACGGGCTGGTGCGCTGCGGGCAGGTGAAGGACTTCGCCCAGATAGCGCGGCTCGGGTACGTCACGCGCGGGCGGCTGAGCCAGATCATGGACCTGACGAACCTCGCTCCGGACATTCAGGAGGAATTGCTGTTCCTCGAGCCGGCCAACGCGGGCAAGGACGCGGTCACCGAGCGGCACCTGCGGCCGATCACCCGGCACACGGAATGGGCCTCCCAGCGGCGGCTCTGGCGGACGCTCATCAAGCGGGAAGAAGCGGTCCCGCCGCCACCCCCATGCGGGGTTGTTGCCACCCGGTCAAGAGTGGCGAAAGTGCTGTAAATCAGGCGTTTTGTGGACCACATGAGGTAAACCTGTCGGACCCTGACAAATACCTTTTCCGCTCATGTTGTTAGGGCTACACTCGGCTCAACCGCCCCGTGTGGAATCCGGGGCATTCTCGTAGGCGGAGGCCCGGTGTTATGAGCAGCCTTTCGTTCCGTCGGTTCACAAGCGCGTACGCGCTGCGGGAAGTCGACCCCGCCGTCCTGATCGACTTCATGCGGCCGCACGCCGCGTTCCTTGCCGCGAGCGGCGTCATGCTGCCGACCGAACCGGCGCACCTCGACATCGAGCGCGTCGAGATCGCCTTGCTGACCAACGTCGGCGGGCTCCCGGTCGAGCTGGTCGACGCCCTCTGGCACCTGCACGAGATGGCCACGCCGCTGGGCATGGAGTCGCTGCTGGCCGCCGCGCAGGCAGCCGGGCTCGCGCTGCCGCTCGACCACCTCTCGCCGGCGGACATCGCGGCGCGGGTCTGGGTCGAGAACCCCGACCTGGTGCGGCGCTGCCACACCGAGATCTCCGTCTCGCGCCGGCGCTCGTTTGAGACATTCGTCCCCGCGCGCGGCGCGACGCTCGCGTGGGCAACGCCGGGGCCGGATCGTCTGGCGGCGCTGGAGGCGGGCGTCGTCGCGTGGTACGCGGCCCACCGCCGCGGTCCGGGGGCGCGGGTGCTCTTCTTCGACCACGGCGACGAAGTGCGTTTCCTCGTGCGTCACGGCGGCCCGTATCGCCGCGAGGGAAGCCTTGACGAAGGCAAGCCCGGGTGCGTTCGCTACCGGCCGATGGCCCACGGGCTGATCGTCTTCGACCGTCGGACGTGGGAGCTGCGCATCAACGCGGGGACGAAGGGCGAGTGCGCCGCGTACCGTCAGCTCATCGGCCAGCACATCTTCGGCCGCGGCGACATGTTCCCCGCCGATCCCGACCGCTACGACCTGGAGCCGCTGCGGGCGCGTGGCCGGGGCAGCCTGGTCTGCGCGCACATCACGGGCCTGGCGTCGGTGCGGCTGGTCGAGCTCACGATGTACGTGGGCGGCCCGTTCCACCGCCGCAAGGTGGAGAAGGCCGACGACGTGCTGCTGGCGTTCGAGCACGCCCGCGAGTCGATTCCGGACGATGCGCTGCTCAGCGCCGCAACGTTCGAGGTGCGGTTCACCGACGGCCGCAAGCCCAGGCCGGTCACTATCCGGCACGGCAACAAGGCGACGTACACACGCGACACCGACGCCGATCTCATCGAGGCGTTCCTGCGCGGCGGAGGCTTTGTGAACGGAGGCGGCCATGCGCTTGTGGCAGTCGCTTGAGCGGGTGCAGGGCTGGGCCGGCGTGCGGTCGGTCTGGCGCGAGCACATGGGTGACGAGTTGCAGTTCCTCCAGCCGTTGTTGCGGCCAATGGAGGAACTCGCCATGTCGGTGCCGTGGCCCGGCACGATCGAGGGCCGCCAGGTGGTGGTCCACGACGAGGACGACATCGTCGCGGTCGATCCCGAGACGTGCGAATCCGCGCCGATTCGGCGCGACGACATCGTGCTGTGGCAGCTCGATGCGGACACGCTCTTCCGGGGCGTGGCGGCGGCGCTGGGCCTCGCGGGCACTCCCTCGTCGGTCGGCATGGGCAACCGCCTGTGGTGGCTGGGCGACTACGTGCCCGTCGAGGGCGAGCGGTTCCCGGTGTACCTCGCGACAACCCGGGACGCGCAGACGCTGCTCCGCAGCGCCGGTCACATCTCGGCGCTCTCGCAGCGGCCGTTTGTGCTTGTCACGCCTACGCGGGCCGGCGCAAGCGAAGAGCTCAACCGCGTGGTGGAGGGACGGTCGTCGGCGTGGATCACGCTCGCCGAGACGCTCTCGTGGCAAGGCGAGGGAGTGTTCGAGCCCAAGCAATCGCTCGCGGACTCGCTTGGCGGATTTACCGCCCGCCACGTCAAGGTTGCCGCCGTGCGTTCCGAATCGCCGAGGTTCGCAACGCCCGCGGGGGCGCGGTGGTCGGACGTGCGGATCCGGTTCACCGATGCGCACACGGTGTCCGTAACCGTCAAGGCTCAAACCGGGGTCTTTGATTTCGCCTCGATGGGTATGGGCGTGGCCAGAACCCGCAAGCCCGACGTCCAGTGGGCCTTGCTCTACGCGTTCGCCAAGGGGCGGGGAACCTTGGATTGGCGGAGCCCGGAGGCGTCTCCCAAGAACCAGAAGCGCCGCGAGCGGCTCGCCGAGAAGCTCCAGGCCTTCTTCGGCATCTCAGGCGACCCGATCCGGATCGAAGGCAAAGGCTGGGCGACGCTGTTCCGCCCCGAGACCGACCACTGACGCCATCGACATGTCGATGAGGCTGGGGTGGTTTTCTCAAGATTCTTTCTGCTTCTCACGAACGCGCAACCCGCTGCTTTTCAGCGGGTTGCTTCGCTTTGGAACGGGTCACCAGACCTGAATCTCGTGCCGTCATCGACAAGTCGCCAGTCGAGGACGACAGGCCCGCATTCCACGCCATTCCCGCCCCGGTGAGCTCTTCGCCGGACCTGTCGCTCCCCGGGGCCTTCTGGCAATGCCAGGAAGGTCCAGCCCATGTCGACTCGCGCTATTGACCCATCCACCCTCCAGTTCGCCAAGACCCTCGTTCGCATCAAGGCCAAGCAACTCCTCCGCGTCATCCGCGACGCCGCGACCAGCAGCCAGCAGGACCTGGAGCAGGACCTCCTCCTGGAAGTGGTCGTCCGCTGGCCCGGCTTTGATCCCAATCGCGGCAACGCCGAGGCGTTCGTTGAGAGCGTCGTCCGCGCCAAGCTCTGCAAGATGCTCCGCGACGCCAAGCGGGCCAAGCGGGTGCAGGGCCCGACCGTCAGCGCCGACGGCAGCGACGCGATCGACCCCGCCGACGATCTCCGCGTCCTGTGCATCCGCATGGACGTCGAGACTGTCATCGGCAAGCTCGACGCCGTGAAGCGCAGCGTGTGCGATCAGCTGCTCCGCGAGTCAGTGAGCGAGGCGGCGCGCCAGCTCCGCACGCCGCGTTCCACGCTGGAGTACGCGGTTAACAGCGTGCGCGATCGCTTCGAGAAATCAGATGTTGATCAGTATTTCTCGTGAACACGCCCCGCGACGGGTTAGGTGCTCTATGGCAGCACCGCGTTCCTTGCCGCCCTCGGAGATCACCATGAACACCACGCCCCGCACTGTCTACCGATTCGAGTTCGTGCACCGCGTCGACATCGACGAGGTCGAGCAGACCCTCGCTCTGTCCATCCTGGCCGTCGGGTGCCTGCAGGGCGAGGCCGCCGTTCGCCTGGATGCGGGCTACGCCATCGACCGCGACCGCCGCGTGATCGTCGTCGACGGCGACACGGAGACCGGGCGGGCGGTGACCCGCGTCTTCACCGGCTTCTGCATCCACGAGTACGGCGACGACGCCTTCAGCGTGCGCAGACCCGGCGACAAGAGCCCACGCGGCGGTGCTGCCGCCCAAGTCCCTGTGAGCGCGGTGGCGTGAGCCGCCGCACAAGCACCATCTCCTCCGACCTGCCGCTCGTGCGGCTTGGCCAGGGCGCGTTCACCCGCGACATCTGGCCCGAAGACCTCGACCCCTCAATCCCCAAGCACGGAGTTCGCATGCCCGCAACCGCAACCCCCCACACCCTTATGAACCAGATCAGCAAGGGCCGCAAGGCCCAGCCCCGCCGCGTCATGCTCTACGGCACGCACGGCATCGGCAAGAGCACGTTCGGCGCGATGGCCGAGTCACCCATCTTCGTGCCTACCGAGGACGGGCTGGCCGACATCGACTGCGAGTCGTTCCCGCTGGCCAAGAGCCTCGGCGACGTGATGGCGGCGCTGGAGTCGCTGTACTCCAGCGACCACAAGTACAAGAGCGTCGTCATCGACAGCCTCGACTGGCTCGAGCGCCTGATCTGGGCCGAGGTGTGCGCCGACGAGAGCGTCGAGAACATCGAGAAGATCGGATACGCCAAGGGGTACACCTTCGCCGTCGACAAATGGCGGATGGTGCTCGGGGCGCTCGATGCCCTACGCAGCGATCGCGGCATGACCATCGTGCTGATCGCGCACGCCAAGATCGAGAAGTTCGAGAACCCCGAGACCGTGCCGTACGACCGCTACTCGCCGCGCCTGCACAAGCTGGCCAGCGCGCTAGTGCAGGAATGGGCCGACGAGGTGCTCTTCGCCACGTACAAGGTCCACACCGTCAAGGTGGCCGAGGGGTTCAACCAGGCCAAGCACAACGGCATCGGCACCGGTGAGCGGATCATCCGCACCGTCGAGCGCCCGGCCCACGTCGCCAAGAACCGCCTGGGCCTGCCCGACGAGTTGCCTCTCGACTACCGCGTGTACGGCGCGTTCGCCCGCGGCGAGAACCCCTTCGCGGAGGCGGCCACCGCTGCGCCGGCAACCGACGCCGCCAACGCCTGATCCCCATCCATCGCACATCCCCTCTCGCACCCCTGCACAAGGAACCTGACCTATGGCCAATCTGAACAACTTTGACGCTTCGCAGGTCGACCCGTCCGTCGCGCTCGACCCGCTCCCCGCGGGCAAGTATGTCGCCGTCATCTCGGAGTCGGAGCTCAAGCCGACCAAGACCGGCGTCGGCAAGTACCTCCAGCTGACCTTCCAGATCATCGACGGCGAGTACAAGGGCCGTCTGGTCTGGGCGCGGCTGAACCTTGAGAACAAGAGCGAGATGACCGTCAAGATCGCCCGCGGAGAACTCTCGGCGATCTGCCGCGCTCTCGGGGTCATGCAGCCCAAGGACTCGGTCGAGCTCCACAACGTCCCGCTGGAGATCAACGTCGGGCTGAAGAAGCGCGACGACAACGGCGAGTTCACCAACGTCATCAAGGGATACGGCAAGAAGGGCGGCTCGCCTGCACCACGCCCAACCGCTAGCGCCGGCCCGGGGAGCACGCCGCCCTGGAAGCGCTAACCCCATCAACTCCACCCGGTCGCGTCCTTGAGCTCCCGTACCCGCCCAGCGTGAACCACATCTGGCGGCGGATGGGCTCAAGGACCGTGCTGAGCCGCGAGGGGCGGCGCTATCGCGCACGCGTGTGCGCCGCCCTCGCGGGAATGCGGGTGGTGCGGATGAACGGGAGGCTGGAGGTGCGCGTCACCGTCTGCCCGCCCGACCACCGCCGGCGCGACCTGGACAACGTGCAGAAGGCTCTGCTCGACGCGCTGGCGAAGGGTGGCGCGTACCGCGACGACTCGCAGATCGATCGACTGTTCATTGAACGCGGCCCGGTGACGCCGGGCGGCAAGGTGCTCGTGGAACTCGCAGAGATCTCCGCATGAACGTCCCCTGTCCAGCCTGCGGCAGTACTCAGCCCCGCCGAGGGTTCTGCTGTGAATCGTGCCACGTCTCATACATGTCCAAGCAGCGGCACCACTGGAATCAGCCCGCAACCGGGAAGTCCCGCCAGAGCGAGGAGGCCATGTACGAGCGGATGTCGACGTTTGGCTGGTCATCGTCAACGTCGCGCCCCGCACGCCCGGACCCGTGTTGGGAGACGGACGAGCAGATTGGCTCGTGGTCCCGCTGTGTGCGGGCTCTTGAGGAGGGACTGGACTGATGCAGTTGAGGCCCTACCAATCCGAAGCCATCGCCGCAGTGTACGAGCACCTGCGGACCCGCGAGGACAACCCGTGCGTGGTGATCCCGACCGGCGGAGGCAAGACGCCCGTGATCGCGACGATCTGCCGCGACGCGGTGGGCCAGTGGGGCGGCCGCGTTGTGCTGCTGGCCCACGTTAAGGAACTGCTCGAGCAGGCGGCTGACAAGCTCCGCACCATCGCGTCAGACGTGCCGATGGGCATTTACTCGGCGGGCCTGAAACGCAAAGACCTCGGCTACGCCGTCACGGTCGCTGGCATCCAGAGCATCTGGAAGAAGGCGTGCGATCTTGGCCCAGTGGACCTGATCATCGTCGACGAGGCGCACATGGTCCCCGCCGAGGACGACGGGATGTACCGGCAGTTCATCGCCGACGCCAAGGTAGTCAGTCCGAACGTTCGCATCATCGGGCTGACCGCGACGCCGTACCGCATGAATTCTGGCTCGATCTGCGCCGCCGAGAACATCCTCAACCACGTCTGC